GAACACCCCTGCAACATCGACCCCGTGATGAAAAGTGCGCCTACCCGTAATGGGATGCTTCGCTCTCCAACCGTAAGGACTCCTTGCGTTGATTGTTCGACCCTCAGGCCACGGGTTAGACAGCTTCATCTTGCACCCTAGGGTAGGGGTTTGCGTCCTTGACCTTTTGGACTGCTGCGAGCCATGCCTCTTTTGTCACGGTGCCGCGCTGGGTCTCAAAGAATAGAGGGTCGGTGGTTGCCTGATATTCTGCAAGTCTTGCCTGCTCTACTCGCGCGTAAGCTGTTTCGTATTGCACTTCAGCCCATAAAGCTTCGAGCGCTTTTTTCGTCGGCTTGGCTGTATCGGACAGCCAGGTAAGCCCGGTGTAGTCGTCACCCGAAAGTGTCCACTCAGCGCCCGCAAACTTGCTAGAAAGAATCTGTGTAATATCCATCAGCCTGCCACCTCCATCAAAGTAATAGTTGAGCTGTAGATGCCACCAGGATTTACAAGCATCGCGCCAGCATCACTGGCGTTTGTTGCCATCCTAATTTTGTAGGTACGGGCCGAAGTTGTTGCGGGAGAATCCAAAAAATTGCTTGCCGAAGTGGTTTCCCTTGCCGTCGCGCTGCCATACCCAATTATATAGTTAGGGCTTGTCCCCCCGCCACCCACCAAAGTTCCGTTCCTGTCAAGCTGAAAAAACTGCGAATTGTTTCCACTGTTTTTATGCACAATAGTAACCGCGACATACACCTTATTTGATGACGAACTAGGCGTAATTGTTGCCGCCAAACCAGTCACATCGACAGGAACTATGGTCGTAGCAGAGAATTGGGTGTCCAGTGTCACAGACACAACCTGCAACACACTCCCCGCAGGCAAATCCGCCCGTGTAATCGCAGGCGACACCGGCCCCCACACCGTCGTATACAACTCCAACGAATCCGAATCCTCCAAATACGTCACCATACCCTCAGACGGAGAACCCAACGCTGCAGTCCTTGCAGCAGCATCCGCAAACACCATCACCGCCTGATCCATCAGGTTCGTATTCACCGCACCCGCAGTCAAAATTTCGTTCGCAACAAACACTTTTCTAGGCAAAACTGTTCTCCTTAAAAACCGAGCACACCATCAGCACCCAGTCTACCAGCGGGATCATCATCAAGAATAAAGAAATTGAACTCGAGCTCCTCGAACGCAAACGTCACCCTGTGCGAATCGATACCCACAGAATGGGATATACCGATAACCCTGTTACGCAAAGCAATACGGTCACCAACACCATTCGGTGTGTAAACAAGTTTCGCCTGGTCACCCAACTCAAGCCCCAACACATCTGCTTTCTCACTGTCACTAATCGCCCGCAAATTTACGGTCACAGCCTCCACCCGAAACTCCGGCTCACCATAACGCGACGCAATATAATCCGCCAACCCCTGCAAAGAACCAGACGCCAAAAAGGTTTCCACCGACCGCGACACAACACCATAAACAGTTTGCGAACCCACATTCGACGCTGTTACAGTCCCCTCAGACGACGACACCACCACATCATTCGCCAACAACTCCGCCCCATACGTTGTAGCCACCGCCTCAAAAATTATACCCGAACCCTCATCCGAAAAAGTTACCGCCCCAGCATCCTGTGAAACAAGCCGTTCACGAAAAGCAAACTCGCCCCCCTTCGACATAAAAATAAGTCCAGCCTCAGACTCCTCAACCCCCTGCAAATATGTTAGAGCGTTACCATCAACCACACCCGCAGCCAACGTCGCATTCCCATCCGCAACATCACGTTCCAAAGCAGGCCACGCAACCTTCACCGAATCCAACACACGATTCACCCGCGCCCCAGACAACTCCTCAACCGCAGTACCACCCGAATTCAGTTCCCGAGCAAACAAAGAAAAAGCGTCAGACCCAGACAACGACGCAACCGACAAACCACTCAAAGCGTAATCAAAATTCCAATCATCAACCAACCCCGTAAACACAGCACTACCATCAGCAACCACCCGCACAGGCTTCCGAGGCACCACATAACGCACCAAATCCGAACCCGCATTCAACGGATCAAACCGCCGGTCTTCATTCCTAAACGACACCGACACCTGCCCCGCACTCGTCCGACCCAAATCCCTATTACGACCACGCGAAACACCCACAGAAATAACATCCGACGACACATCAACAAACGTAATACCACCATCAAGCTTATTCTCATCCAACCGGCCCAACAAAGGACTATCCAAAGTAAACCCGTCAAACGCCCCCAACTCCACCGTCACCGACATCAGACACCCACAAACACACGGCCAGAAGAACGCTCGTAAGTTTTTATTGCAGACACAATCTGCTCCCCCAACTGTGCCCCACTCGAACCCATCCCCGCATTCACCGTAATGTTATACGTCGCACCCATCGACCCCATCCTGTCCAACGGAATAACAGCCTCAGGGCCAGCCTCACCAATGAGGGCGTTCATCGGGCCGGTCACAATACCACCGTCAGCCAAAGCCACCCGAGGCAACGAAATTTTAGACAATTCAGGAAGGTTAAAGCCGATAGTGAAAGCATCCGAAAACGCAGTCGCAGGCACATCAATTTTTAGCCTGTTGAACGCCCGAATAATAGCGTTCACCCCACCAATAACATTGTTAGCGAAACCCTCAAACATCCCAATCATGCCGTTCACAATGCCACCAAAAAAGTCTTTAATGCCCCCGAAAACATCCGCGAAAAAGGTTGAAAACTCTCCAAGAAACGCCATAAATGTTTCGAACTTCTCTACCAGGAAACCTATCGACGACACAAGCAACACTGCCAACATCTCCGCCACAACCTCGAAAATAGGCATCAGGAAGTCGAGCAAATCAATCAGCACCGGCAAAACCGCTTCAACCAAAGGCAAAAACGCTTCAATCAACGTGATAACGATCGGTGCTAACGTTTTGATAAGGTCAGCCACCACAGGCAACAACGTTTTAATAATAGGAATTAGCAGGTCAATCAACGTCATAAACACCGGAAGCAAAGCATCCAGCGCAGACATAAACACATCCGCAATCACCGGTGCCAGTTCAGCAAACACCGGCAACAACTCATCCAACAGCTCAACAAAGACCGGCAAAATTGTCGCAATAATCTCAAAGAAAATCCCCGCCAACTCCCCAATGATAGGAATTAATGGCAAAACAGCGCCAAGCAACATCGGCAACATGCCCACAACTTTTTCCAACACCGGCGCCAAATCAGTGAAGGCTTGCGCCAACTGCTCACCCAAAACTTCCAACACCGGCTGCAAACCCTCAACCAAACTAGCAAACACCGGCAACAACGCCGCCCCAGCGGTCTCCTTAATGTTGTCAAACGACAACTTCAACTTATCCGACGCATCCGCCGTAGCGGCAGCAACCCCCCCATACTGTGACTCAAGCTCACCAAGGATAAGCTCCTGCGCACCAATCAAATCGCCAGACTCTTGCAGAACCCGAATCTGATCCTTCTGCTGATCCGTAAAAACCGTACCGGTACGCGACAAAGCGGAAATACCCTTTATAGGGTCTTCGAGCGCCTTACCCAAAGCGAGAGCGTTCGACTCTGCACTACCAAACCCGGCAGCAGCCATATCAAACGCAGAAGCAGTTGCGCGATCAAACGCCCCCCCCGCCTCATCAGCCGAACCAGATAACTGCTTAAACGAGAGAAGCTGCGCCTGCACCCCTTTGATAACTTTGTCATCAACAGCGAAGTTCATTTCCTGCTGTTTGGCATATTCCGCTAACCGGTCAGTGACAGCACTCGTCGCATCACCAAAAACGCCGGTCGCGGCAGCAACAGCTTCCAGCCGTGACTGTGCGGTGGCGGCAGCCTCAGCAGCAAGAACAGACTCCTTCGCAAAGTTACCTATCGCTTTAACAGAAAACGCTGCACCCAGCGCGAGCGCAATCTTGCCAACCTGCTTACCAAAACCCTTCAGCGCGCCCTGCGCTTCATTCAAACCCTTAGGGTTGAAGCTTGAGACGACCGGTAAACTAATGGCCATTAGCGTCGCTCCCGCAACTTCACATTAACTTTTTTCATATATTTTTCGAGAATACGGATCGCAACAGCTCTCACCGCCGGCTCCTGCGCATACCATTGAGGAATAACCCAACGTCCCCTATCACGCAAACCAAAACCACCCTTCTGCAAACCTTTCACAAGGTTCAGCCCGCTTTGCGTCATGCCACCCTTGTCATAGCCCTTATTGGCAACGCCGGCCAACTCAAGAATGGCAAAAGCAGGCTGCTTAAATTTTACCGAGACAATTTTTGCAACACCACGTTTCGGCCTAGCGCGAGCGGCCACATCAATGCTCGGGTTCGGCTTCCTCCACAAATAAGGCACCTCCGCGCCCTTGCCCTTAGTGAACCCGGAAAGGGGGCTCTTGGAAGGAATGTTCCCGGCAACTTTTTTCGCGTGAGGCTGAAGCTCTCGTCTAAACTCTCTACGGAACTCGTTGAAAAGCTCCTTATCGACGCGCTTAATTTCTTTTACAAAAAACTCGTAGTTTTCCTGTTTGATAGTGAAGGCTGCTGGCATAATACTTCCATTCTACTTCCGCCCCCGCTTACCACTCTGAGCCTGCGAACGCGAAACAATATATCGAGCCATAGTCCACAACATTCGCGGATCCAACTGCATCAGCTCCCGAGGACTAATCCCCGTCTCCACCGACAAAGCCGCAATCTCCCAATGAAGGCTAGTTTCACCCAGCCCCTTTATTTTTTTGAGGACAAACCTTCAGACACAATCGAAACAGACTCAATCCACTTCTCGAAAGTTTCCGTAGTCGAGCCTGTACGTTTCTGCACATGCCATGCCAAGAAAAACAGGTGAGTAAGCCGAATCTCCTTCTCAAGGCGAGCCACACTCAAATCAAAATGGGACTCGAAAGCAATCAGGTCAGCAGCGATCGCAACACAATCAGCTGTGGAGTCGTCAAGGAACTTGACTTGTAGGTTTATAGGATTCATAGGTTATGCGGTTCCTCGAGTAATTACACCATCAGCCAAAGGCCAAGAAATTGACAAGGTAGCCAAGTCCCCGATGGACGATGTTAGCGGGCTGTACTGGGTGCAAAGAAACACACCAGTATAGGAAGGGTTGGTGGCTGAAACGACAGAACCCAGAGGCGCAACAGTCACGGTCGCGTTAGTGCCAAGCAAAGGGTATAAAGTTTCATCGACACTCGCGGCCCCGAAATCTTGATGGAAGTCAAGCGAAATGCTCGCATCCTTCAACCCTGCGATACGCTGCACAAAGCTATCGCCAAACGCGGTAACCTCCTGCTCCGCAGCAGTAATGTCGAAAGTAACTGCAGCAATGCTTGTGCTGAAGTTAGTCCCGTTGATTGTGATGTTGTAATCAGTAGCGACAAACTTTGCCACGTTATTCTCCTTCTTAGTCTGCGAACACAGTGACAGCGAAATCCGCTGACAAATACGTTATGTCTCCAATTGTAACGGACTGCACGTTACTCATCTCAGTAACCCTTACGTCATACGCGCTACCCGCCAAAGTTTTATCTGACTCGACCGCAGCCTTCACCGAACGGTCGCCAGTACTAATCAAAGCGTCCAGATTCTTTTGGGCACTCGCTGTGGCAAGACGACCAAAAATGACGGTCACAATAAAACTGTATTCGACAAGGCCACGCTGGAAAGACTGATCGTACGAAACGGACTGCAACTGTACAACGGCGGCAGGCATTGCAGGATTGTCAGGAATGTCTGCATAAGTTCTTATCCCGCTGATACCGCCCAGGTTGCTTGCGAGGGCTGTGCGCATCTCTGTGATGCTCACGCCATCCTCACCTTCCGGTACGGGTCGATAAGTCTAGAAACGTCAGGGTCTAAACGGCCAACCCTCACGACTCCGACGTCGCTAAACCCTAGGACACCGGTAGGCGATTCATACCTTTTGTACGCCCTGAGGGACGCCAAAATGGTTGCCTGTTTGATAGCGGTCGGAATAGTAGCAAAACCAAACACCCCCACAATCTGAACTGAAGCCTGCCCCGCATTGATATCGCGTGGCTCATAGATAGGCCACAGTTTAGAGCTGATAGCTCGCACCCGTGTCGCCGGTGTCACAAGACCACCCACAAGACCATTCAACGGTTCCAGCTGATAGTCCGTAGTCGCCCAAGTTTCATCAAAACCGCCCTCACCCGTAGTATCACTATTGATACTGGACACCGAAACGATGT